GTCTCCAATAGATCGCACCGTTGCTGAGTAAACAATTAAACAACGTTGCACGCCCGCTAATACTCCCCAAAGAAAATACCACGCAGTCTTCAGTTTCGCCTTGATGTTCTCGTAAGTCATATAAATATTCCCTCCTTATTTGACAATAGATTGGTGGTATATTTGCATTTAAATATGCCATAATCAACCATATATATCTCCCCAAGTTTCACCGCTTTCGTAATCAACTTTGTTAGGGATTGCCAAAGTTACGGCGTTTTCCATTATTTGAACAATCTTTTTTGCATGATTGTCATCTACAACAGAAATATCTAATTCATCATGGATTTGTATATGTGGGATTATTCCCTCTTTATATAAATCCAACATTGCTTTCTTAGTCATATCAGCAGCGGATCCTTGTATTAATTTATTTAAAGCTTTGTAAGTCATTGCTCTTCTAATTCTACCACGTCCATAAGTTCTCTCTGCTTCTTCAAATGACATTGCAGTATGCATACCAAATGTTGCTGGTTCCCATTTATTAAATCTACAACGACGACCAAGTAATGTTCCAATTGATCCTGATGTCTGTGCAAATTGAGATGTTTTGTTCATTAATTCTTTTACAAATGGAACGTTATTATGATATTGATTGAATAATACTTCTGCTTCTTCTTTTGTATTTAATCCAAGTTCAGCTTGTAATTTTGCTTTTCCCATTCCATAAAATAATCCAAGGTTAATTGTTTTAGCTTGATCTCTTGATATTCCTGCCATGATTGCAACTGTCTTATGAAAATCTACAGAATCATTTTTAAATTCTTCTACAATTTTTGTAACTGATTCATCAAAACAAATTGGTTCAGTTGTTGCTGCATAATGCACAACTAATCTTGGTTCTTGTTGGGAATAGTCAAAACAACCCCACTTATGATCTACTTCTGGTAAGAATAATGATCTTATCATAGGTCCTAGTTCCTTGTTTCTCGCTGGAATCTGCTGGAGATTAGGATTAGCATAAGAAAATCTACCTGTTACAGTTCCACCTTGATCAGATCTAATTGGATTGATGTCAGCATGTATTCTTCCCTTATGAGTAAATTTTAAAATTGTATCTATAAAAGTTGTATGAGCTTTATTAATTTCTCTTGCTTTAGCAATCATTTGAACTATAGGGTGTTTATGTTCTTGTAAAAAATTCTTTGTAAAGGATGGTGCAGATGATTTCTCGGTTCTTTCATAATGTAGGCCAAGCTTATCAAAAACTGTTGCAATGCTTCTTGCTGCCCAAATCTGTGGTTCTATCCCTGTTTCTTGTTTTACTTTTAATAACAATTCATGCTCTTGTGCTGTTAGCTGTTGTTTTAATTTGTGTGCTTGGTCTGTATCAATTCTTACTCCTTTAAATTTCATATCAATGAGACATGGAAATAATTGTGTCTCAAGATCAAATACATTTTGTAAATTTTGTTTTTGTATTTCTCGTGATAAAACTTTAAACAATTCTAATGTTAATTTTGCATCTTTTTCTGCATAATTACCTACATACATTGCAGGAAGTTTATACATTTCAGATTTAGGATCTATTCCCCAAGATTGTGCTGCCTCTGTTAAAGCTTTTTCATCTTTAACTTCACCTAAAAATTCAAATGAAATACTATTTAATGTATATGCTAATCTATTTTCATCAATTAATGATGCCATCACCATTGTATCTACAATGTGTCCATTGATTATAACTCCTGCCGCTCGAAGCCAGCACACGTCATACATTGCATTGTGAAATATTTTTACATTATCATTTGCACAAACTTGTTTAATCCAATTTAAAACTTTATCTTTATCTAAATTGCCACCACCTTCATGAGCAATCGGATAGTATGCGGACCATCCTTCAACAGCTATAGCAATACCAACAATATTACCATTACCTATAACTGCACCAGATCCTCTTGATTTAAGATCAGGATCTTTAGTTTCTAAATCAATTGCAATATATTTATATCCTTTTAAATCAGGATAATTTTCTGGACAAATCCATTCTTTCTGAGCTTCAAACATTGTTTATAATATCATAATTAAATAACAAAGTACACATAGACAAGTCAACAAACCCATATGAAAAATTGCTTTTTTGTGTCCTCTAAACATCATAGTCTCTTTCTATAATCATCTGTATATAATGTGTTGCTTTTAACAAATCTTGTTTTTTACCTTTGTCTTGATGTCTGCAAATATATTTAATTGCATTACCTTCTGCAAATAATATTTTATTCTCATTAATAAATTTAGAAGGCTGTATTTTATATTTTTTATAATGTTTTCCTCCTACTTGTCTAAAAAACGCTTTGTTCATAGTATCGGATCTCCTGGTATATAGTTATAATAATCATCTATATCTGGTTGCATGATATAAAGATTTTCTTTTGCACGCGTCACACCCACAAAAAACAATCTGTGTTCTGGATCAGGATTTCTTAATGCTGCGTCATGTATAATCTTTTCCATTCCTGTATATAAGACTACATTTTCGCATTCTTCACCTTTAACACCATGTATTGTGGATACTTTAATTCTTGCAGGTTTAAATAAATCATCACCATTATTTAATAATGATTTAATATATAATTTTGTATCTTCTTTAAAATTTAATTGTTCCCAGCTCCCCGTCACTCGCAACCCGTGATTAAGCATAAGATCATCAATATCTACATAATCTACAGCATCTAATGACTTACCACTAGAAAATCCATAATCAACATGTTGCATATTATAATTTAAAACTTTATAAACTGATTTTGCTTCTTCAGCGCCAACAGTTGCTCCTTCATTTAATCTATTCCATACTTGATAAGCTTCTAATAATTCTTTAGATAAAACTGTATTTGTTTTACTATCAAATCTTAAATTTAAAGTAGTTAAATGAGCTTTAATTGGATTTAACATTTGATTAGTTCTAGCTATAATCATCCATTCTCCTTTACTAAAATCTAAATCATCTAATCTTTGATCTTCAAAAATTTGTCCTTCAGCATCTCTTGGAAGCCAACTCTTAATCATTCTATTATCTACATGTTGTAATATATCTAATGCTTTTCTATGAATAACACGTGGACATCTTCTTGATTCAACTCTTGCATCTACTTCACCTTTTAAATTTATAAATATATTTGGATCAGCACCTTGAAACGTATAAATCGTTTGATCGTCATCCCCTGCAACGTATGATCGCTCACATCGAGATTCAATGTAATTGAACATTTCCCATTGCAGAGGATTCAGATCCTGTGCTTCATCCAAAAAGACAACGCTGAGTGGAGGGCATTTGTCTTTCTCAATGAACTGTTTAATCATATCGGAATACTCAATCATCCCAGTTTGTTTCTTATATGATTTTAAATCGGCATTAATTTGTTCTGTTAACCAAATATCTATAATTTGATGTTTATCTAATTCTACTGCCGCATCCATAATAGATATTTTTTTACATCTTGAATATTCAATAACTTTCATATGATCATTTTTATATGTAATTGCTTCTGTGTAAGGATCAAAATAAGAATCAAAAGATAAGTCTTTGCATATTTGTGAAAAATTTTTAAAAGCATTCCATTTTTCATCTTTAAGTAATTGTGTATTTGTATCTATATTTAATTGTCTTGTTCCTAAAGAATGCATAGTGCATATGTATGGAAATTCTTTTATCTGTGGAAATGTAGGTAATATTCTTCTTCTTGCTTCATTAGTTGCTGCATTACTAAATGTTAAATAGGCAATTTTATCTCCAGGAATTTTATTTATTTCAATTTCTTTTTTTAAATAATTATTTATTAAATGGTATGTTTTACCTGTTCCTGGAGGTCCTGGAATGATTGTTCTTTTCATTTAAATGCAGGCTCCTTCATTGTAGTCTCTGTAATAGTTGGTTTATCAACATTTACTGTTTCGACTTTCCATATTCGCATTGATTTTTTATCTAATTTTAAAACTTCTTCTTTTGCCTTAAAAATATCTTCCAACATTTTTTGTGTTTTTGCTTTTGGTAAATCCCACGACTTACTTCTTTTTAAAAAACTATTAAAACTTTGGTATTTAAAATAACTGTGGCCATTTTCTGTATATGGAATACCTCTTTTAACATCTTCCATAACTTTACCTGTTGCTCTATTTAAAAAATCTCCAAGTAATTCTTTTAATTGATAATCAAGTCTTGCTGCTTGTGGAACTTCTAATATTTTAAATGTATCTTTATTGGACATAATTTTATGTAATAATTTTTTCCAAATCATTTTTCCTATAGGCATTAACACTTGATTTAATTGATCCATTACTTCCATAGAAAATTTATCAAATTCATGAAGTGTTGCTCTGTCTACTTCAACTGGCTTACCATCAAGATAAACAATATAAATTGTTGGGTGTGATGGATATTTTTCTATTCTTTCTATTTCTGGTGTTGGAACATTTTCTCCAACTCCAAATTTTCTTTTGACACAAATTTTTGATTCACAAAAACTTCTAATAGGTTCTTGTTTACATTTATAACGATAATCCTTATTTAATAATGATTTAATAACCCCTTCTATTTCAGAATCTGTTAATGGTTCAACCATGTATTTACCATTATAAGTACTTAACTTTGTTTTCCATGTATCTGGAAATCTTTTTCTTAAGTAAACACCAACATTAAACATAGTATCATTTCTTTTACCTTTAGGAACTTTATCAGATAATAGTGTAACTAAACAAGGAGGAGCTTCTAATAAATCTTCATCTCCTGTAGTTATAGGTTCTTTCCATTGTATTAAATCTTTTTCAGATAAAACTTTTTTATCATACAATTTAAAAAATTCTTCTAAAGTTAACAACTCTGCATCATCTCCTAGTGCACGTCTTACAGATTGATCCCCACCGTGATATGGAACATTCAACCAACTACCAACTTGGTTTTTATCTGCAAGTATATAATCTTGTTTTGGAAATAATTCTTTACCAGCATGACCTAACATTGCGGCCATTGTTTTTAATTTTTCTCTAACTAAAGACGCTGGAACAAATTCTTTTACAAATAAAAATATATGTGCACCACCTGATTTTGATTTAAAAACTATTAAAGGTAAATTTTTATTTTTTATTTTTGTAATTAATTCTTTATGATCTAAATCATAAACATCGACGTCTAAACATCCCCATTTACATTTACTATCTTGTCTAATGGGTACAATTCCTAATGCTGGAAATTCTCCATTCAAATGTTTTTGCCATAACGTATCTGTTACAGACTTATGTACCGTTATTGATTCTGCTTCATTTTTTCCATCATCTCTAATTTCACCAGTCATCTTTGTCTGACCATAGGATGATTCTAGGCCAGCAAATACTTGCTTAAATCTTTCTAACATATCCACTCTCAATGTATTGGGGTGATATTTCTACCACCCCATTTAGTATTTACTTATTATTTGCTAAACTTTGATAGAACTGTTTTGCTCTTTCATAGATAGCTGCATCACTTACAGGACCAACTTTTGTAATGTTGTATCCATACCATTGATTTCCTTTACCGGAATTTAAAACGGTATTTAATTTGTATACGTGACTAAATGATGGTGGTGTGTATGGACCATTTTTTCCGTCCATAGTTATTGACATCATCATTGCATTCCACTTTCTGCTAATTTTACCTTGAGATGAACTCATAGATATAAGAGCAGTTTCAGTAGAACCTTTATCTACTATTAAAACAAAATGTTGACCAACCGTAAGAATGTAATTACCATTTGGCAATCTATCCTTACCCATTTGATCTTTTGTAGTTTTAGTTAGTATATCAGAAGTATCTGGATAGATTTGTTCAGGTCTTCCCGAACCTGTTCCAAAATCTGACCATTCTTGAAACTCCAATTTATAATGACATGGAATAACTTCTATTCCTTTTGAACCATCATAAACTTTCTTTGTTACTGTATTTAGTAACATTCCTGGTTCAGCACCTTCTACATAAGCTTGATTTCGCTTTTGTCCTTCTGCTGATCCATTCTGTAATAGTTTTAAGATAGGTAAAGCAACACTAGTGTTCTTTACATTCTCAAAACCAGCATGTGCATCGCTTTCAAACAATATTGATGAAGGCAATGGTGCATCTTTTTTTATTGCTACTTGTTTCTCGTTTCTCGTTTCCATTTTCTATTATCTCCTAGTTATTTTTGTCTGGTTACCCGCAAACGTTTTAAATAGATCAGAGGGCATATCATGTCCAGCTTCGATACGCTCTCTGACCACTGCTTTGAGTGTCTGAGAATGAACACCAACTTTCTGGACTGGTTCAAATCCCTGACCTCGTGCAAGGACAGCATATTGTGCCGCCTTGTTATCTTCGCCACGACCAAAGGTAACAGTGATATCGTTTTTAATGATATCGCCTAGACCGTTGTTACGAAGCCATGTAAAAGCTTGTTCCTGAACTTCAGGAATAATAGTTGCACTGTAAAAAGGTTTTACTTCTACAGATTCACCATCTTTTAGCTTTAATTTTGTAATGTGCATTTCCTGCATCATGGCAGGAATTTCTACTTGAGAAAGTATTCTAGCTTGTTCTTTTAATTTGTTAATACTTTCTTCCGCATTAGCAATTTCATCTTCTAAATCTTTTAACTTTAAAACTTTATCAGATAAAGTTTTAGCCGCATCAATTTGAGTTACTGATTCTACTCGGTCTTGTTCAAAATTTATTGTCATGTTTTTATCTTTCTATTTTTCTGTATATTATAATCCCTTAAATTAATATTGTCAAGTGTCCAAATTTGTTTTTTGATACAAGTCAATTTCAATTGGATAATATCTCCTTTCTTGTTTATCCCATTTTAATAATTTATACTTGCCATTAGTAATATCAGATACAACAGAACATGCAACACCAATTATTGCTGGATCACCTGTAAGTAGTAAATAATCTTCTGAAGTGTAATCTTTTAGCAACTGTCGTAACTTAAATACAACAGGTCCTGCACTTAATATAATTTGTGCATTTTCTGGTAGCAGAACTTTTAGTGAACCAAATTGAGAAGCACCAATAATATTTATTTTTGGTCTTCCTTCCCTTGTGCCTGGCACATCTTGAATAACGTAAACTTTATTTTTTTCCATTCTTGACTTCTTTTATATTAATGTGTTATACTAATCAATAGAAAGAACTAACTATTATATATGCATTATAAGTTTAAGACAAAGCCATTTGCACATCAATTAAAGGCATTAGAAATGTCTTGGGATAAAAAAGTATTTGCTTATTTTATGGAAATGGGGACCGGTAAGTCTAAAGTATTAATAGATAATATGTCAATACTTTATGATAAAGGCCTTATAAATGGCGCCTTAATTATAGCTCCTAAAGGTGTTTATAAAAATTGGTTTGACTCTGAAATACCAACTCATATGGCAGACCATATAGAGAAAAAAATGGTACTGTGGGAATCTACAGCAAGTAAATCTAAAGAAAAAGAATTAGAAATATTATTTAAATCTGATCATGACCTTCATATTTTAATTATGAATGTTGAAGCATTATCTACTAAAAAAGGAAAACAATTTGCAGAAAAGTTTTTAAATTGTCATAAAACTTTAATGGCAGTAGATGAATCAACTACTATTAAAAATCCAGGAGCTGCAAGAACAAAAAATATAATTACTTTAGGCAAACATGTTTCATATAAAAGAATATTAACAGGATCACCTGTTACTAAATCTCCCTTAGATTTGTATACACAATGTTGGTTTTTAGATCCTTGGTTATTAGATCAACAGTCTTATTATAGTTTTAGAACTCGATACGCATTAATGCGTAAAATAATGGTTAGTGGAAGACAAATAGAAATTGTAGTTGGTTACAGAAATCTTGGTGAATTGTCAGAAAAAATTAAACCTTTTTCACATAGAGTTTTAAAAGATGACTGTTTAGATCTTCCACCTAAAACTTATATGAAAAGAACTATTCAGTTAACCGAAGAACAACAGAAAGTTTATAAACAAATGAAAGAAATTGCACTTGCAACATTAAATGGAAAATTAACAACAACACATAATGTTATAACTCAATTAATGAGATTACATCAAATTACATGTGGTCATTTTAAATCTGATGATGGTCAAACACAAAAAATTGCAAATAATAGATTAAATGAATTAATGGATGTTTTATCTGAGATGGAAGGTAAAGCAGTTATATGGGCTCATTATAGATATGATATAGAAGTTATTGTTGAAGCTATTAAAAAAGAATACGGAGAAAATTCTGTAGTTACTTATTATGGAGACACAACTACAGATGATAGACAAAAAGCAATTAAATTAATTCAAGATAAAGATAGCCCTGTAAGATTTATTGTAGGCACACCACAAACGGGTGGATATGGAATTACATTAACAGGGGCATCAACTATGATTTATTATTCTAATGGATATGATTTAGAAAAACGTCAACAATCTGAAGCAAGAATTGATAGAATTGGTCAAGAAAAACCTATGACTTATATTGATATTATAGCAGAAAAAACCGTTGATGAAAAAATAGTAAAAGCTTTACGAACTAAAGTTAATATTGCAACCCAAGTTATGGGAGAAGATTTAAAGGAGTGGATATAAATTTCCACTCCTCTTCATTGTAAGGAATCATTATTTAATATTTATTTTAATGCCTTCAATTTCTTTTGGTTCATTAAAACCAAATTTAATTTTAAGTAACCCATCTTTCATTTCAGCTTCATCAACTATTACATCTTTAGCTAATTCAAACTGTTTGAAAAATTTTCTAAATGCAAGACCTTGTTTAACATAGTCTACATTTTTATTATCTACTTTTCCTTCTACTGTTAAGATACCGTCTTTAACTTCTACAAGTACATTTTCTTTATTGTATCCGGCTAAACCAATTTCTAAACCGTATTTACCTTTTGAGTATTTTACTACGTTATAGAAAGGAAATGATTGTACTTTTGACCACGTGTCAAAAATATTTTCAAAAGCATCATCAAAAAATTTTGTTGATCCATTGAATACTTGTTTTTGTAATTTGTTTACATCGAGTAAACCATTATTGTCTAATAGATTATTAAACATAATTATCTCCTTTGTTAAGCAAGTTAATTAACTCATCCACATGATGCAGTCTTTAGGATATATAATGATTTATTTTAAAATTTCAAGGTTATGTTCTCTATCTAAAAATTTATATTCAATTTTTGTAGTATTAAAATCTTTCTTTATTTTTTCACATATTGTTTTTGGATCAAATTCACCGCAAGAATAAACATCAAATTGTAGCAAGGCGGGGTCAGGTTCATCCCATACATGCATTACTATATGAGATGTTTCTATAATAGCAGCCCCAGTAATACCACGATTGCCAATCATATTAGAATATTTAACGTAAGGTCCCATCATAACTTTCATACCTATATCTTTAATAAATTGTTCAAACCATTGCCTAAGAAAACTTTCTTCCATAGGAGGATTTTTTGCCTCGGCACGAATAATTAAATGTTTATGTACAAGTACTTCCATAAACGCCTAATACAACTTTTTTAAACTAATGCAATGCTTTATTTTAATAAATTGAAAGATAATGTTAATAATAAAGTTATGGTTGATCCAAGTCCACCTATAATCCACCATGTAAGTTTATCAAATTTTTTTTCAAATTTAGAATGCATTTCAGAAGATTCTTGTCTAAGTTCTTGTAAATCCCTTTTTACCCCAGTTATATGGCCATAAAGAGCTACAATATGTTCACCTGTTGTTTCTGGTTTTTTACCATTACCCATTATGCTAATCCTCGTTGTCTTAATCTCATTTGTTTTTCGCTTTGACTTAATAAAGCATTTTCCGTTGGCGTCAATCCATTTTGTAATCCTGCAAATTGTTGAACAGGAGGAGTTAAAATAGAAGCATTAGGCATTGGCGTATTTAATGGTTGAGTATTTTCTGAAAGAGAAGGCATATAACTTTGTATTCTTGGTGTAAATTGTTTATCTAATTTTTGTAAACTAAAATCTCTTTCCATTGCTCTTAATGTCCCTTGAGCTTCTATAAATGGATTAGATTGCCCCGTTGTTCTAGATATTTCTTGAAACCTGTCAATAATACCTTGTGATGGAAAGAATGGATCAAATTTATCACGATATAAATTTCCAACAGTTTCTTCTGATAATCCCCTTGTTTTAAATAAATTAGCAAGATTACCTCTTGCAACACCTAATGTTTCTGCATTTTTTAAATGTGTAGACATTTTTTGTTGCACATCAAATAATGCTTTATTTGCAACATAATATCTTTCAATTAAATCTTTAGGAGTTTTTATTTCACCTGTTAATAATCCTTCTGGTCCACCAGTAAATTCTCTTCTTGAATTTCTTTCACCTTCTTGAAAATCAGAAATGTAAAATCCCATTGTTTTTAATGGATCTATTTTTTCTGCTCTCATTCCAAATATACCAGCAAACTCATAAGGTACTTCATAAACTTCACCTCCTTTTGCAGGAGCCTCTGTTATTGCTTGGTATGTTCTTGTAAAAGGTTTATAACTTGGAGCTAATGCATCTGCTAAATGCATAATAATTCTTTGCATTTTTTCATTAGTTGGAGTTTCATCTGTGTATAATATTTTACCTTCTGGCGTACGACCATTTCTTGACCAAATATCCATAACTGCTTCTGTCCAAATAGAAGGTTCAACAAATGGACTAGATATACTTCCACTTGCTTCTGCAATACCTTTTATAAATCCAGTCATTAAAGGTTTTTCTTTATCAATACCTTCTTGTATATTTCTTAATAATGTAGCAAATGGTCTTTGTAATGTATCATAAGAATTCATTTTACTATAATCTATAAAATATAAATTCCCTGTTTCAGAATTTCTCATAAATATTTTCATTGAATCTTTTGCCCATGGAGCTACGAAATCTGATGCAGCTTTTGCTTCTTCATCAGATACTCCAAATATTGCTTTACTTCCTTCTGTAACTCCATAAGGAATAGCTGCAAGAGCTGTTGTTGATCCAATTAATCTTTTCATAGCAATACCTTTCATAATATTTGTACTTGTTATTGGATTAATTGAACCTGTGATTGGATCTCTTAAATCTTTTATTATTTGTTCTGCAATTCCAACTCCAGTTCTAAATATTTCTGATGGAAATGACATGAAATTACCAAAAGGAAGGCCTCTAGATAATCTTATATATTGACCTACTCTTGAATAATTTTGCACTGTATTTTTAACAATTTCAGCTGCTTCTTTTTCTAATTCCTCTGTTGTTTTTTTAACTCCTGCTTTTAAATAAGCCGCTCCTCTTCTTGCAACTTCAACTTCAAAATTAAATATTTTAATAACGTCATCTGATGTGGTGTATACTTTTTCTGCAAATTGCAATCCTTTTTTAGCTAATTGCCCAGTTTTTCCTAATGATTTTACTAAAGGATCTAAAAGACTATCTGTACCTAAATTTCCATTTGCTGAAAGTCTTGTATCTCTTAATAAATTATCTAAATCTCCTTTTACAGAACTACTTTCAGCTATTCCTAATCTTATGTATTTTCTATATTGTTCCATAGACAAAGGTTGTCTAAGTCCAAGTTGTGCAGTCATACCAGCTTTTTTTGCAGCTTGTGCAACTATTTCAGGACTTTCAAATATTGTTCCATTAGATAATGCAAAAATTCCATTTGCTAAAAAGTTTTTTATTTGAGTAGGTACAGATAAAATTGTTTTATCGTATTGAGATACTGCTTTTGGTAATAACATTAAATTTCTATACATCCATGAAAATGTTTTTCCTAAAGGACCATCCATTTCTCCTCTCATAAAATCTTGTAATATAGAAGTATTTTTAAATCCTTCTGCAATTTCTTTTGTTGTCCATTTACCTTGTAATGCATTTACAACAGGACTTCCTTTAAAATCATTTCTTACATAATCATCTAATTTAACAAGTTTACTATTTGGACCAAATGCTTTCATTGCATCATATTCGCTATCATGAAAAAATCCTTTTTTCCCAAGTGGTGTATCTTTAGTTATATTTGCTTTTATCAATTGGTCATTAACTAACATTTCTTCATACATTTCATTTCTTCTTGCAACAGTAGATAACTTTGAAACTCCTTCATATATAGAACGTCTAACATCATCTACTCCCCCTAATAATTCTCTAAATGCTTTACTACCTCTACCAATAACTTGAAATTCTGTTTCTCCTCCTGCCATTTTTTGTTCCAATGTTCTTGCAAAAGTTTTTTTAATGTAATCTCCTTTATCTGATCCAATTGTTAAATTTCCATATTGAAAAGATGGCATTTTATCTATTTTAGGAAATGATTTTTTTGCTTGATCTAAAATACTATCTACCATTGATTGAGCTTCTATATCAGTTATTTCTTTACCATGTTTAGCACCATATCTAATAAATATTTGTTTAACTTTATCTACAACATCTTTTGCTGGAGTAAATTTAGTAAACATACTAGCAAATTTATTATCAAAAATTGCATATGTATCTCCAACCATTGTTTTTAATCTATCTCCCATTAAATTTTTTAATTGTAATGTTAATTCAGTTGGTAATTCTCCAGATCCTCTAGATGCAATATTTATTAAATCTCCATATTGATTTCTTATTTTTTCTATCGCTGTTAAAATAATATCAACGCCTTCAGGACTAGATCCACGTTTTCTCATAGTATCAACAATATTATCTATTATTTCTTTATCTATTTTTTCATCAATTTTTCCTGAATATAAAGCATTATCTAAAGTTTTTAAAAAAGCTTGTTTTTCTGTATCACTAGCTGCATTAAAAAATTTATTTGTTTCCGGAAACATTTTATTTACTTCAATATCTATTCTATTAACCTGTTCCATTGCTAAATGTTGATCTGCTCTAATTGCAGCATTTTCAGATTCTCTTGCAAGAAATTGTTCTCTTGGTCTTGCACCTTGTGGAGTAAAAAAACTTCCAACTTTAAAAAAGAATCTATCTAATTCAGAACTACTGTAAGCTAATGCATCACCTTGTTTTAATAATTTTTTTGCTCCTTCTCCAACTCCAAATACAACGGGTGCAAGTAATAAAGATTCAGTTCCAAATTTAAATCTATTCATTAATTTTGTTACAGCATCTTCCCTGCCACCTGTTTCTTCATCAATATCTCCAAGTTGAGTAGGGCCAACTCCAAATGCTGATCCAATAGTCCCTAGCTTCTCGATGTCCGCTACAAATGCCTCGCCTACAGCTCCTCCTGCAGCAATCGCTCCATATCTTTGTGTTGTAGATAATTTATTTAATTTATCTGCTTCAGCTGTTGCTTTAATTAAATTAGGACTAGTTAAACTAGCATAAACTCCAGCTCTTCTTGCTTTTAATGCTGTTTCCGCAAGTTTAGTTGCAACTTTAGCACCTGCTGCTGATGGGACTCCAATTTGAACTAAACCTTCTAATAATCTCCCTGACAATCTTTCATTAGCTACTTCTTCAAATGGATTAATACCATCAAAAAATTGTTCTACAGAAGACGCACTATTAGTATCAAAACCAATATCTAATAATTCTGCCCCTAATGAAAATACTCCTTTTGGAATTTTAATAATTCCAGATGCAATACCGGCAACACCAGATTTTATTAAACCTACTTTTTGATTACTTTCTCCAATCGTTTCAAATGGATCTATATATTCAGCCATGGTCTATTACTCCATGTTTGGCTTATTTTTATTCGCTAGTTCTTCGTAAAATCTTTTTTTATTCCATGATCTAGGGTCATAAGCAGCCCCAGGACTTTCAAAAAATGAAGGTTGTTTAACAGGAGTTGATGGAGCTGGTATTTCTTGTCCACTTGTTTGTACTCTTACCCAACCTGGACCTTCTTTTACTCTCTTATAAAAATTTCCATAATTATCATAAAATACTTTTCCTTCAGGAATTGTTGCTACATCTTGTGGATTTGGTTTAGCAGTTTTAACTCCTCCTTTACCTGTAACAACTACTGACTCTACTGAAAATTTTGAAACAGGTATTTTATTTTTTTCAAGTTGTTTTATAGTATCAAATACTCCTTCAGCTTTACCTCTCAAATCTGGATTAGATTTAATAAAAGCTTCTTTTGCATCTTGTTCTAATTTCATTTTAGCTATTGATAATTCTTTATCATATTTATTTTGTGCTTCTTCAGATGATAATGCTTGTGTTAAACCAGCTAATCTTAATTGTCTTTGAAATGTATCTTCTGCTTCTCCAGATTTTAAATATTCATCTACTGGTTGTTCAAAAGCTTTTGAAACTGTTGCAAATAATCCACCTCTAGGAGTTTCTGACATTGTTCTAAGTCCACCTCTAATTAATAAATTAGAAAGTCTTTCATCTTGACTTCTCCCAGTTCCTGCAAACTGATTCATAATTGCAGCATTTCTAATTGCTTTTTTATAAAGATCACTTCCTGTATCTAATTGATAATTATCTAATGGATTTGCAGCTCCTGTTGGATCAGCATAATTTGCTCTTTTTGGAACAACATGAGACATAATACCTTCATTAGTAGATCCTCCGATTCTAAACATTGGTCTTTTAAGTATTCTAGACATTATTATGTTTTTGCTCCTGAATAAATATTAATTGGATTTTGCGCTGGATTAAATGCTTTGTAAATTCCAGCAAGTGTTGCACCAGCTCCTAATGCAGTTTGTAATGCAGTTGGAGATGGAGTTGTTAAAGTTGACTCTCTTCCAGGATATCCAGATATTAAAGGTTGAATACCTGCTCCATAAATTTGTGCAGCTTCTAAAGGTTGATATGCTTGTTTTTGTGCAAGTTGTTGTTGTGCACTTAATAAAGCTTGTTGTTGAGCTTGTTGTTGAGCTCCTAATGTAGAAATACCTGCAATTTGTCCTCCTAATAATCCTTGTGATTGTTGTGCTAAATTTAATTGATTACCAAATTGATTTTGAGCTAAATTTTGAGCTTGTCCATATCCTTGTTGTAATAAATTAGCTTGAAGTAATGCTCTATTTAAATCTGATTGATTTTGATATTCAGCTCTTTGAACTCCTTCTCTTCCTCCACCAAATGCACCGGCTCCAATTGCTTGTGCTGCTAATGCTGGTAAACCTTTTTGTGCTTGAATATCATATTGTTGTAAAGTTGTATCCATAACTGATTGTTGATATGGAGACATATATTGTTGATATGCCTGTGGGCCTAAATTTTGTTGTGCAGCTTGTAAATAAGGTTGATATCCACCAAGCCCTGTTGCTAATTGTTCTGCTTGTTGTTGAAATTGAGATGGACCCGCAACAAATTGTTGTCCATAAAGTTTAGATACATCTAAACCTTTAATACCACCAACTGCTTCTGCAAGTTGTGGTAAATATGTTTCTGCAGCAGCTTGTATAAATGGTGCTGGTAATACTTGGGTTTGTTGAACTTCAGCCATTATACAGATCCTCCACTTTCAAGATTTTTCATTAAAGTATACATTCTTTTAGCCCCTAGATTCTCGTCACCACCACCTGCATTTCGTACAGCGTCAGCAGTAAATACAAATTCATTATTAGATAACATAGCAGGTATATCGTCTGCTTTTTCTTTTATACCAATTGGAGGAACAAATCCACCTGTATTTCTATAATCTAATTCAGTAATACCAGCTTGATTTTCTCTTGTTGGAACTTCTTTACCCATTGCATATCCCATTCTTCCACCCATAGCCATCATAGGTGTTCCAAAAAAAACTTGTTGAGTTGTTTGTTTAACCAAATCTCCAATACCACCTTCTTGATAACCTATTCTTCCTCCGTTTGCTCTTCTTTGAGCATAGAAAGGATTATTAGGATATAAATTCATTGGAGCATTTGTAATACTTAAAGTTGGATTACTTACTCCTTGTTGATAAAGTAATTTATATTGATTAACTCTTGTTTGATAATCTTCATTTGATTCACCAGGATTTTGTTGAGGAACTCCACCTGCTAATGCTCCACCTAATGCTCCTGCAGCACCACTAATTAAAGCACTTGTTCCGTATTTACTTACTAAATCTCCAATTCCTGTTGGTAATAATCCTGATATTCCACCTGAAAGTAAAGTACCTGACATTGGAGCAAAAGAGCCACCTACTCCTAATAGTCCTGGAAACATAGATCCTTCTACTGCATTTATTCCTCCTAATAACCCACCTGCGCCGCCTAATGCTCCACCTGGACCAAATAAAGTTCCAGCACTTGCAAATCCAGGTCCACCAAATAAAGCTCCACCACCTGTTGCATAAATAGCTGCTGCAGCTAATGCAGCTTTTCCAATAGGACTAGATGCAACTGATTTAACTGCATTTGTAACTCCTGATACAACACTAGAAACTGCTTTACCTACTCCTTTAAAAATACTTCCAAGTCCATATTGTTCTCTACCATTAATACTTCCACCAAATCTTGCTCCGATTCTTTCATCAGACATTTCTCCCATACCACCTTCAGCAACTGCTTGAACCATCTGTAATGCGATTTGTCTTGCTTGCTCAGGAGGTATTCCTTGAGCGATTAACATTTGAATAATAATTTCTAAAGCTTGTTTTGGATCTTTAATATCTGATTGTTGTCCTTCCATTCCTTGTAATGGAGGTTGTGCTGGTTGTTGTGGCTGCTGAGACTGTTGCATTAATTGATCATCTATATTTACAACATCTCCATTTGCATACCCTAATCTTGTAATTCCACCACTTCTCATAGTTAAAGGAGTCCCTCCTCCATTTGCAAGTGGAGATTGACCATAATTTAATAATGGATTTGAAGTTATATTTTGCGCTGATGAATAATTAGGCATTGGCATTTGCCCTTGATTATTTATTTGTAATGATTGACCATAGTCCATAGGCATAGTTGCTATACCTGTTGGACTGCCACCGAATTGATATAATTGTCTATACATTTGAGCTCGCGCTATTGTCATAATATTAGTTTATATAAGGCAGGCGTAGAGTCCTGAAAACGTATACTTTACTTGTTTTTTTGAGAATCGTCAACGGTTTTAACAAATTCTAAATTGTCTTTTAATCTACCGCTATATTGATATTCCCCAACATGAGTAATGTAATCATCTACATAACAATAACATTTTCCACCAATTTTAGTCCATTTTCTACAAAATCCAAAGTCTTCTCCATAGTATTTTTTATTTACAGGATCATGAACTGTATCAAAGAAATTATACATATATGGATTAGATTTAGCTTCTCCATTAACAATTGTAGCTTGATCTATAAAATCATTCGGATATGCTTTAATCATTTTATCAAATACTTGTCTTTTAATTAACATACATCCAGTCGGTGCATGAGATACTTCAATTAAACCATTTACAACACTTATTTCTTTTTTAACATCATCTACTAACCCATCCATTTTTATTGGATAAATAAAACCAGATCTCATTAGTTCATCTTTATCTTTAATTTTCCCAGTTTGTAATCTATCCCATATTTGTTCCCAATGAATGTGTTTCATAGGATAAGGTGTAGCTATTACTTCTTTATCAAATTTTAACATCTTTACGATTGTTTCAAATTTAAAATCAATATCTGAATCTATAAATAACATATGTGTGTAATTACCTGGATCATTTAAAAAATTAGCAACACATAAATTTCTACCTTGTGTAACTAAAGATGATTTAAGAAGAGAGAAAGATACTGTTATATTACTCATTATACAGCATTGTTGAAATTTTAATAATGCTTGTGTGTAATGAATTGAACATTCACTATGAACAGGAGTTGCTACATATATTCTATATTGAGGTGTTCCTATATCAATATTTTTTGCATGCTGTTTTAAATCAATATCTTTTACTTCTTTATCTTTTATTTTTTTAAACCAAATAGGTTTACTTGCGTCTTGCATTTATAACTCCTTGTAAAAATCTATTCCAAACCATGCCTTTTGATTTCCATGAATAGTATTTGTTTGTATATTCTATTTGAAACTTTAAATGATCTTTGACATTTTTTTCATTTAATTGAAGGGAAGCTGCATCAATGACTCTAGCAAATGTTTGAGCAAGTTTTACATAATTTTTTTCATATGGAACATAAACAGCAAATTCAGCGCATGTTTCAAATAAAGCACCATAATCTGTTGTAATACAATAAAGACCTGCAGCCATTGCTTCAAGCGCTGATATACAAAATGTTTCTTCCCATATATTTGGATAAACAAACATATGATAATTCTTTAAATTTTCTTTTATATATTCATTAGGCTTATACCCAACATACGTTACATTAGGTAAAATCTTAGCTTGTTCATATAAATCTTTAAATTGTTCATCATTCGCTGATTTAAATTTATCTCCATATACTTGAGTTGAAGAATAAACATCTAAATGTATCAATGGATTTTGAACTAATTGCATTGCAGCAAGCAAAACATTTAATCCTCTCCATGGGGTAGAAGTATAAACTAATTTAATTGGTTTACCTTTTTTATAATTTAAATTTCTTGGTTTTATGTTATCAACACCGTTTTTAATAACTAAACATTTATGTGTAGGTATATCAAATTTCATTCTAAATTTTTCATAACACCAATGAGAATTAAATATATACCAATCATATTTATCATGGTTTTCTTTATTTAAAAACCATGGAGCTAAATTAGCTTGATCGTATGAATTTTGTTGCCAAAGTATATTTGGTTTAGTTGGATGTAATGGTATTTTCTCAGGTATAGATGTTGTTATTTGAACTTGATCTAATAGTTTTTTATCTGCGTATTTCTCAAGTAATTCTACCTGTAATTCTGTTCCACCTCTTGGATTCATTTTTGATTCATTACTTTCTGCATTAAATCTAAACCTTTATTTGTAATAGTAATAGATACATCTTTTTGTAAATCTTCAATTTTATTTTCTTTTAAAAAATCCTCCATATTATTATATGTCTTTCCAGTTTTTTTACTTTTAATTATTTCTTCTGTCTGACATTCTATCTTTGTTATATTATCCATTTTCTCCTTGTCTTGTTAATAATGCATATGAAATTTGACCGGATATATAATTTGCTCCATTTGCTTGAAATTGTAAATAATCTCCTTCTTCTAATACTAAAGCATTATGAACTGCATTATCGTGAGAATCTGCAGCAATTTTAGTATGATAAAATTTATAAGTTGTTGATGTAGAAGAATCTGTAAAATAATAATCTACATCAACTGTATTAGTATGATCATTTGCAACTGATATTTCTTTTATAATAGCAACGGTTGAAGTGTTAATATTTAACACGGTTGTTAGATTAGTTGTGGTTAAATCATAACCTTGATTTTTATAAAAGATAGCCATTAATCTTTAGGTCCACTAAATATAAACCAACTAAATGCCTCTAACTCATCTTTCAAATCTTTTTGAAAAGAAAAATTAAGTTGATCTTTAACTGTATTAATTGCTTGTACAATTTGTCTTTGATTATTAATATCATAATTATCTGTTGGTTCTGGTATATAAGCTGTAATTTTTGCCATTATCTTCTTCCTCCTGCTTCAATGTCTAATCTTAAAGTTCCATATCTCCAAGTTTCATCAACAGCATCATTTTCAATTTTTAAACTCACCTGTCTTCCTCTAACACGTGTATCTACTTTATCAGTTGAAGATGTAATTGTAAAGGGTCCAGTAATTAATGGAGGTGTTGTAGATGGCGTTGATTCACTATTTGCTGGATAATCTCTAAAGTATAAAGTTATTTTAGCATTGCCTTCTAAACTCTTAAAGTCTGGAATAAATCTTTTAACACGCATAATTAACTGACCATCTCCACCTAATCCTTGTTCTGATATATCATAATCTCCTGATTTGATATAAGAAGTAATTGCAGTTTTATTTCCACTTGCATCTACTTCATTAACCCCCGTTTCTTGTGCCCAGTATTTAGATGAACCATAGGTATTAGTTACACCATTAATAGTTGGAAATGTTGGTGTTCCAGTTCTATTATATTGTGTTGCATAAGGTAAACTATAAGTGGATGAATCCATATAAGTTGTTCTTGCTAAAGTTCCAACTGCCCAAGTGTTTTCAACAAAGTTATATACAACGTTTCTATCTATTTGAGAGGATCCAGATTGTGCATAATTAAATCCAACTTCATTAAATAATGAATTATGATAAGCATAGACTATCTGACTCGCATCATAATTAATTCCTAAATTATCACCCGTTGTTGTAAATACAAAGTCTTCTACTAATGAAGGTATTTGTTTGACTGTTCCATCAAATGCAAAAAATCCTCCACCAAATCCCATCCAAAATACAGCACCTTGTGCATAGATCATTGCATGTTGACCAATACATCCACAGTTTGTTCCAACTTGTCTAACAGAGAATGTAAATGGAGGACCAACATATTGAATAGTATAAGCTGCTTGATCTGTCAAAACTAAAATATAATCTTTACCTTGTAATGCTCCTATAATCTCATTTCCTGTATCTAACCTAAATGTTCCTGATGTATTTGTAACTGTTGGGTTCCAAGTATTAATATCTTCTTGATTTGAGAATCTTATAAACATTGGATCTTGAGTTGTTGGATCTCCAATTGTAGTTTCAGTTCCAAATGCAAATAAATGTCTATCTCTGTCTGATACTAAAGTACAAACAGAAGCCGTTGGTGCATTTGCAACTACTGTTGCTCTTACTGCTAATCTATTTGCAACTGATGGATCCCAAGTATATGTTTTTCCATTCTTGACTGTAGCAACTAGTAACTGACCATAGTTATCGAGTGACCAGGAGCCAGGGGCTAATGTAACGTTTGTAGTAGATGAATCTTGTCCCCAACCAGGTCCTCCAATATATGATCCCCAGTTTCCAGTTCCCCATCCATAAGCTGGAGTTTGTGCAACTGGACCAATTATTACATAAGGATTAACTGATGAACTTCCTTGTGCTGACATTCCAGTTCCACCTTCATTAACTAACATAGTGATAGTAAATGTATCAGTTGTTGGAACAGTTTTTATTTCAAATGCATTAGTTGTAAAATCAGATGTTGTAAAAGTAGTAACTCCACCACCTGGTAATGTTACAGATGTAAATGTAAAATAATCTCCAACCGATAATCCATGTGCTACTTTATTAACTGTAACTGTTGGAGAACCTGAAGTTGATGTAAAAGTACAACTTGTTAATGCTGTACTAAGAGGTGTTATATCGTAAAAATTTCCTTCGTAATAAATAACTAATACTTTAGATGATCCTAAAGCTGCATATTTTTTACCATCTAAGGCAGTCCAAGTATGTTGATCTCTAATAGGTCCTGCTATTGTTTTATTAACTAACTGCTGCCAACCACCTATTTTTTGAGGTTCACCATAACGGAATCTTATATTATCACCTTCAATCCATTGCCCTTCGGCTCCGGTTGCTGTTTGTTGTTTATTAAAACCAGGCTTAAACTGTATTTTTTGTAATGGCATAAGATATCCTTATACCACCAGATTTGTTGATTTACACTATTTTTTAGTGAATGGTGGTAATCCTAATAGAGGTCTCTTATCATATAAATTAGAATCTGCAAACTGTCCATTTACATGGTTATAATGCAAGAAAACTTGAGCACAAATGTTCCCTTGAAACTCATCTCTCCAATGTTCTAATTCACAACCTGAATAAACTAACATATCACCTGGTTCTAGATCCACTCTTATACCTTTAGGAGCATCTGGCTTCATTATATTCTTATATTCATCAATAACATTATTACTACCCGTTGGATCAATAAAGATTGGCCATGGATCTCCACCTAAATTTAATGTTGTAGATATTTCGCACGATGGTCTATCTTTATGTCTTTTTAAGATTGATCCCTTTTCATAAATTCTTGCATAAGAATAAGTTGGTATTAAATTAAGATTTGTTTGTTGTTTCATTATAGGCATAACTTTCATTAGTAATGTTTCCATAACAAAGTCTGCATAATGAGAATATACATTTGGAACTTGTTGGTCTTTCCACGTCCCTAGCATCCCGTTTTCCGCTACTATATTATTTGAATATAGATAATTAACAGCGTCTCGTTTTAGTAGAAAATAGTTAAATACAAAGTTAGCAAGTTCATATGGAATTGCTTTT